ATCTGGGAGTGGTGGTGCGAAACCGCCTACCTCGCCGGTGTCATCGATGCGCCGGTGATCCCGGTGCAGTGGGCGCCCCCGAAATTCGAGTGGGTCGATCCGATGGCCGACGCCCAGGCGGCGTCGCTCTCGGTCCGGAACGGCTTCCGGTCCTGGCAGGACGTGGTGGCCGAGAGCGGGCGCAATCCCGACGACGTGCTCGACGAACTCCACGACTGGAATGTGAAGCTCGATGACCTTGGCATCGTCCTCGACTCGGACCCGCGGCGCACCAGCGTCGCCGGGCTCTACCAGCCCGTCCAGAAATCCGCGCCCGGGGAAGAGCCGGAGCTCTCCCGGCCGAACCGGGGCGCGCAAGGGCGCGGAGGAGGTCGTGCGGCTGCCGCCCGTGCACCGCGACGCCCGCGTGCAGCCCGACAGCTTCGACGCGGATTCAAACACGATCGAGATCGTCTGGACCACGGGAGCGAGCGTCCGCCGCTACTCATGGTGGGACGGTGAAGAGTACGACGAGGTCCTCTCGCTGGAGCCCGGCGCCGTCCGCCTGGAGCGGTTGAACGCCGGCGCGCCCTTCGTCGACACCCACTCGACCTACTGCCTCGACAACGTCATCGGCTCGGTGGTGCCCGGCACCGCCAAGATCGAGGACGGGCGCGGTATCGCGACGATCCTGCTCTCGGCCGCCCCCGGCGTGGCCGACACCGTCCAGAAGATCCGCGAAGGCGTGATCCGCAACATCTCGGTCGGCTACTGGCTCCACAAGGTGGTCAAGACCGAGGCCGACGACGGCAGCGTGGCCCGCCACGAGGTCGTCGACTGGGAGCCGCTGGAGATCAGCGCCGTCCCCGTGCCGGCCGATGCCGGCTCGCAGATCCGGTCCGCTGAGGGCGAGGAGGGCGAGGCACAGACCCGCTCCTCCTGCCTGATCGTGACCCGAAGCCCGGCCTCCCGGCCGAACACCCCGGCCACCTCGGAGACCCCCATGGCCAGCCGTACCCCGAAGACCGCCGCCCCCAAGGGCAACCGCACCGCCAAGAGCCCGGCCGAGATCGAGGCCGAGAAGAAGCGCAAGGCCGAGGAGCGCAAGGCCGCGCTGCGCGCCGCTGCCCGCGACGAGGACGAGGCTGAGACCGAGTCCGAGGACGAGGAGCGCGACGACGAGGAGGACGAGGAGCGTTCCGAGGACGAGTCCGAGAACGGCGACGGCTGCAGCGACGACGAGCGCGATGGCGACGACGAAGAGGACGAGGAGCGTTCCGAGGACGGTGACGACGAGGAGGACGAGGGCGAGCGCTCGGCGACCACCGCCGCCCGTCGCGCCGCCGAGGCTGCCGTGAAGGCCGAGCGCAAGCGCATGGCCAGCATCACCGAGATGGCCGAGCGCGCTGGCCTGCCGAAGATGGGCCGCAAGCACATCGAGCAGGGCACCTCGGCCAAGCGCTTCGGCGAGCTCGTGCTTGAGCGCATGCTCAAGAACCAAGAGAAGCGCGGCAACGCGACCTTCGCCGGCAACGGCTCCGAGGAGATTTCGCGCGAGCGCTCCAGCGGCCGTCAGGGTCGCGAGCAGCGCGACCTCTCCGAGGGCGAGGCCCACTGGCGCCGCGTCGCCGGCAAGCCGGCCAAGGCCGCCTGATCCCGCACGGTCGCGCGGGACCACCCGCGCGGCCCACCCTCACCGCTCCGGCCGGCCATGACGGCGGCCCACGAGAGGCTCCGTTCCGATGACCGTGTTCACCAACTTCCACCCGACCGCGCTTTACGCCGGCGACTTCCCGCGGGCGACGCGCAACGTCGTGATCGCAACCGGCGCGAATCAGGCCGGCGCGCCGCTCAAGCGCGGCACCGTGCTCGGCCGCGTCACGGCGAGCGACAAGTACGTGCCGTGCGTGAAGACCGCGACCGACGGCTCGCAGGTGCCCGACGCGATCCTGCTGCACGAGGTCGACGCCTCGACCGCCGACCAGGGCGCCAAGGCCTACTTCACCGGCGAGTACGCCGGCGAGGTGATGATCTTCGATGCCTCGTGGACGATCGCCACCCTGGAAGCTGCCTTCCGGCAGGCCAAGGTCTCCATCTTCGTGAAGTCCGTCGGCACGGTCGCCTGAGCGATCCCGGCCCCATCCATCCGCTGATCTGATCACAGGGCGCCTCGGGCGCCCTTCTCTTTTGGAGAACCGCCCGTGGCTGCTCTCGACAACACCTCCGTCTACTCCACCGCGTTCCTGCTCGGCGCCTACGGCGTCATCGACCGCCCGAACCCGTTCATCTACGACCTCGTGTTCGGGATGGAGCAGGTCTTCGAGACGGAGGAGGTCTACTTCGACAAGGTCGAGCGCGCTCGCCGCCTCGCCCCGCTCGTGCATCCCGGCGATGTAGGAGCGCCCGAGCGCCTGCGCGGCTACAACGCCGCCAGCCTGGTGCCCGGCTACGTGAAGCCCAAGCACGTCATCGAGCCCAACCGCATGCTGCGCCGTCGTCCCGGCGAGCGCCTGCTCGGTGAGATGTCGCCGGCCGAGCGTCGCGACGCGACCATCCTGGACACCCTGCGCATCCAAGACGACCAGATCACCCGTCGGGAGGAGCTGATGGGCTGCCAGCTCATCCAGACCGGCGGGCTCACACTCTCGGGCCCGAACTACCCCAGCCGTGTGGCGGTCGACCTTCAGCGCAATCCGGCCCACACCGTGACGCTCACCGGCGGCGCGCGCTGGGGCGAGACCGGCGTCGATGCTCTCGACTTCCTGCGGACCTCGGCTGCGACGGTGCAGAAGAACTCGGGCTTCCACCCGAGCACCGTCGTGCTGGACCCGCTGTCGGCGAACCTGCTGATCAAGTCGCCCGGCATCCAGCAGATCATGAATTCGTTCCGCCAGACCAAGGGCAACGTCGATCTCGGCGGCGTCGTGGTCGGTGGCGTGGGTCGCGAGGCCAAGTACCTCGGCGACACCGGCGAGTTCGAGTTCTGGGTGTACCAGCAGTACTACACCGACGACGCCGGCAACGTCACCCAGTTCATGCCCGACTACACGGTCATGATGTTCGATCCGGTCGGCGCGCAGGGCACCCGCCTCTACGGCGCGATCATGGACGTGCGTGCGCTCAAGGCGCTGCCGCGCTTCCCCAAGAACTGGATCAGCGAGGACCCGTCCGCCGAGTACCTCATGACCCAGTCCGCGCCGCTGCCCGTCCTGGGTTGGGTCGACGCGACCTTCTGCGCGACCGTCCGCTAACGCCGCCGCGGTGCCTTCACGGGCACCGCGCCTCCCCACCTCATCGAGAGAGGAACGGCGCTTATGCCGACGAAGACCATCAAGCTGCCGATCACGGTCGGCCTAGCCGACGAGACCCTGAGCAAGCCCGAGATCCGGAACGATCTGGGCCTCGTGGTGCAGGCGGCCGAGACCGTCATCAAGCACGCGGCACCCGGCACCCCGGTGACGCTCGACGCCGGCGAGGCCGACGCGCTGCTCGCCCGCTTCGGTGGCGAGATCGTTCCGGCCAAGGCGCCGACGAAGTAAGCCACCCGTGATCGACTTCGCGGCGCTCACCCTCGGGCCGAACATGGCGGCATTCGGCCGGCCCGTCACGGTGCTGGCCGACGGCGCCCGCCCCGCCTTCGACGCGACCGGGATCTGGACCACCCGAGCGGCCGACATCACCATGATTGAGGACGCGAACCTCAACACCACGGTGATCACGCTCGGGATCCGCCTCTCGGATTGGGCGCGCCCGCCGGAGCAGTTCATGTGCCTCGAGGTGCCCGCCGCCGGCGGTCTAGCAGCTGAGGGCAGGCTCTACGTCGACGACGTCGACGAGGACCATCAGGGCGGCGCCAAGCTCATCCTGAAGCGCAGGAAGCCCCGGGCATGACGACCAACGCGATGAAGATCCGCGAGGCGATCATCGCGCGGCTCGACGGCAAGGACTGGCTCCCGGTGCGCACGGTGCGGCGCCAGCCGCGCCCGCAGCTGCAGGAGAGCAACCTGCCCGCGCTCCTGGTCGTCCTCGTCGACGAGACCGAGACGCCGGAGGACGAGGCCAACATCGGGGTGCCGCGCTTCCTCAACGAGGTGACGATCGGCATCTCGGTCGTCGTCGGCGAGGATTTCCCGGCAGCGCTCGACGCCGACCTCGATGACGTCATCGACCAGATCCGCACCCATCTGCTGACCGATCCGACCTTCGTACGCGGCGTCGATCCTTCCCGCGACCGGACCGACCCGGAGCGCTACCCGCTGTTCGAGGCGGTGACGAAGGTGCGACGCGCGGTGCTCTTCCCGCAGGACGGCGCCTTCTACTTCGCCGAGGGGCGGCTGGAGATCAGCTTCCGCGTGCGGAGCCAGTACGACCCGGTCGTCACCGACCGCTACGAGATGACCGTGCTGACCGCGCGCCCCGCCGGCAGCGACCCCGCGGCCCCCGCCCTCCGCGTCGTGATCGACCGGGCGCAGTAGGATTCCCACAGCCATGGCCGACACCGCCACGGTCGCCGTCGAGGCGACCGAGGAGCGCTTCCGCGCGCTCAAGCACTTCCCCTCCGGCCTCGGCCTTGCGGAAGACGGCACAGCCCGCTGGCCGGCCGACCAGTTCACGTTCCGGCTGCGCGACGACGGCGCCATTCGCATCGTCGAGCATCTGAACGACCCGGGCCTGCCCGAGGGCGTCGTCCCCGGCGAGACGCCCGGCTGGCCGATCGACGCCACGAGCGGCCGCCTGCTCGACCTCGACCCCGAGACCCGCGCGAAGCTCGCCGCCTCGCCGCTGAGCCCCGCCGACGGTCCGTCCGTCGCCGGTGAGGCGGCGCCGGC